CCCATTCGCGGATTTTTGGCGCAAAATCCTAGGAGTTGCATCCCAAAATGACGAAAAACAAGCCCAAAACCCGCGCGGCGGATCCGGAAGCGGTGCTGCGGCAGATTGCGGGTGATGAAACCGCGCCGGCGACGGCGAGGGTCGCCGCCTGTCGCACGCTGCTCGTGTTGGCGGGCGATCCGGTCGCGCAAATGCGCGCCGAGAAGCGGGTGCGGCAGCGGCCGACGAAGAAAGCGCTGGACGCGGCTGCAGCGGACAAGGCGATCGAGGGCACGGTCTGGGAAACCCTGATCAACTAGATGCTCGATCTATCGTGTCTGGATTGGCAGGATCGCATCCGCGCGCGGCGTTCGCTCATCCCCGCCGCCGCACATGGGATCAACCCGGCAGAGACGGCGCGCGCGATCGAGGTTTTCAATTTGCTGCGGCTGCCGGATGTGCCCGGCACGCCGACCATGGCCGAAGCGGCGGGCGACTGGTTCCGCGAGATCGTCGGCGTACTTCTCGGCTCGATCGATCGCAGTGGCGCCCGGGTGATCCGCGAGTTGTTCGTGCTTGCGGCCAAGAAGAGCAGCAAGACGAGCTACGGTGCGGGCATGATGATGACCGCGTTGTTGCTCAACACGCGGCCCCGTGCCGAGTTCTTGCTGGTGGCGCCGACGCAGGCGGTAGCCGATCTGGCTTTCATGCAGGCGGCCGGTATGACGCAGATCGATCCGGTGTTGCACCGGCGCATGCAGATACAGCAGCACCTGAAGATCATCACCAATCGGCGAACCCAGGCACAGCTCAAGATCAAGGCTTTTGACTCGAGTGTTCTGACCGGGGTCAAGCCGGCCGGCGTGCTGATAGATGAGCTTCACGAAATTTCGCGCAACTCCAAAGCTAGTCGCATTATCGGCCAGGTTCGCGGCGGGCTTCTGCCGATCCCCGAGGCGTTCCTGGCGTTCATCACGACGCAAAGCGATGAGCCGCCCGCGGGTGCATTTCGTGCCGAACTACAAATGGCTCGGTCTATTCGCGACGGCCGCGCGCCGGGGGTGATGTTGCCGGTTTTGTATGAATTCCCCGATGACATCGCGCGCGATCGGCAGCGTTGGGGCGATCCTGCGAACTGGCCGATGGTGACGCCGAACCTGGGCAAGTCGATTAGCATCGATCGGCTGGTGTCGGACTACGAGACCGCGACCTACAAGGGCGAGGACGAGGTTCGGCGTTGGGCCTCGCAGCATCTCAACATCGAGATGGGCATCGGCATGAGCTCGGACGGCTGGCCCGGCGCGCAGTTCTGGGCGGCGGCCGAGGATGCGGCGCTGACGCTCGAGGAGATCCTGATCAGGTCTGAAGTGATTGTCGTCGGGATCGACGGCGGTGGGCTCGACGATCTCTTCGGTGTCGCCGTAGTCGGAAGGTGTCGTGAGACCAGCGACTGGCTGTGCTGGGTGAAGGCGTGGTGTCACGAGAGCGTGCTCGAGCGGCGCAAGTCGATTGCGCCGCGGTTGCGGGAGGCGCAGGCGGCCGGCGAGCTCGTGATCGTGGAGCATGCGGCGCAGGACATCGAAGAGATCGTCGAACTGATAGATACGATCAATAAAAAGAAACTGCTGGCCGCGGTTGCGGTGGACCCGGCGGGTCTGGGTGAATTCATCGAAGCGCTGCGCGAGGTCGGCATCACGCAGGAAGGCGAGCAGCTCGTCGGGGCGCCGCAGGGTTACGCGATGATGAACGCGATCAAGACGGCCGAACGCAAGACCGAGAACGGCACGCTGAAACACGCACCGAACCGACTGATGGACTGGTGCGTGGGCAATGTGAAGATCGAGAGCACGGCGACCGCGATCCGCGCGACCAAACAGAACGCTGGCGACGCGAAGATCGATTGCTGGATGGCGCTGATGGACGCGGTCACGGTGATGGTGCGCGATCCCAAGCCGCATCGGGCGCCGGTGCCGCGGTTGTACGTCATATAGGACATCGGACCATGCTCAGCCGAGCTTACAGCCTGCTTGAAATCAAGCGGGTGAACGAGGAGACGCGGACCATCACCGGCATGGCGACGACGCCGACGCCGGATCGGCTCGGCGACATCGTCGAGCCGGAGGGCGCGCAGTTCAAGTTGCCGCTGCCGTTGCTTTGGCAGCACGATAGCGCTGCGCCGATCGGCCATGTCACGGCGGCCAAGAACGGCAAGGACGGCATTGAGATCACCGCGAAGCTGGCGCGCGTCGCTGAGCCCGGCAGATTGCAGGAGCGTCTCGACGAGGCGTGGCAGTCGATCAAGGCCGGGCTCGTGCAGGGGCTCTCGATCGGCTTCAAGTCGCTCGAGCATTCGCGCATCGAAGGCGGTGGCCTCCGTTTTCTGAAATGGTCGTGGCTCGAGCTCTCGGCCGTGACAATTCCGGCAAACGCCGAAGCCTCGATCACGACAGTCCGTTCTCTCGACACTGCGCAGCTCGCCGCGCATGGCAAGAAAGCTCGCGGTGTCGTTTACCTCAACCCTCCCGGCGCCTCGGGACATCAGCAGGCCCAGGAGGGCACGATGAAAACTTATGCTGAGCAGATTACGGCTCTTGAAAACAAGCGCGCCGCGACATTCGCGGCACAAGAGTCGGTCGCCAAAAAAGGACTCGACGACGACCGCACAATGGACGACGCTGAAACCGAGGAGTTCGATACGCACCAGGCGACGATCGAGTCCATCGACAAGCAGCTCGCGCGTTTACGGCAGCTTGAACAGAATGTCGCGAGGGCGGCCAAGCCGGTGATCAAGGCGGACACGGCGCACGAAGGCGCGGCATTTCGCAGTGGCATCGTCGTGCGGAGCCAGCCGAAGCTCGATCCAGGCATTGAGGCGGCCCGCCTATGGAAGGCCAGGGCCGTTGCGCGGCTGGATGCCCGCAACGCGATCGAGGTCGCAACAGAAATGTACGGGGCCGAGTCCAATGTCGTCGGCACGCTGAAGACGGCGGTGCCGGCCGGCTCGACGATCACCGGCAACTGGGCGGCAAACCTCATTGCTGCGGAAGGCGCGGCGGTCGCCGACTTTCTCGAATGGCAGCGGCGGGCAACCATCCTCGGCCGCTTCGGTACCGGCAACATCCCTGCCTTGCGCTCGATCATGTTTTACACGCCGATCGTGACGCAGACGAGCGGCGGTGCTGGGTACTGGGTAGGTCAGGGAAAGAACAAGCCGCTTACTTCCTTCAGTTTCACACGCACGACGCTGACGCCACTAAAAGTGGCGAATATCTGTGTTCTAACGGAAGAGAACATCAGATACTCGAACCCGAAGTCGGACACGATCGTTCGCAACGAGCTAGCGAACGCGCTGACCGAGCGGCTCGACATCGACTTCATCACGCCATCTAAAACCGCGGTGGCGAACGTCTCGCCGGCTTCGATTACTAACGGTGCGCCATCCATCGCATCATCTGGTCCAGACGCTGACGACGTGTACCTCGATATCAGGTCGCTGTTTGCCAAGTTCACGGCGGCAAACAATCCGGTCACGAGCGGCGTGTGGGTCATGTCATCGAACAACGCGGCGGCGTTGGCGATGATGAAAAACCCGCTCGGCCAGAACGAGTTCGCCTCGATGACAAACACCGGCGGCACGCTCGGCGGCATGCCGGTGATCGCGTCCGATCACGTCGGCAACATCGTTGTGCTGGTCAATGCTTCGGATGCTTATCTCGCCGACGAGGGCGGCATCACGGTCGATGCCAGCCGTGAGGCATCGCTCGAAATGTCCGACGCTCCGACCGGCGACGCGATCACGCCGACAGGCACAAGTTTAGTATCAATGTGGCAATCAAACTGCGTGGCGCTTAGGGCGGAGAGAGTCGTGAACTGGGCGAGACGCCGGGCGCAGTCGGTCGCGTATCTGACCGGCGTTGCGTGGGGCGGCCCGGTCCACACCGCGTAATCGGAGTTTACGATGAGGACGCGCAAGCTGCAGGCGCTCAAGCCGCACAAGTACGGCACGCGGCACCTGACCGCCGGTGAGGAATACGAGGCACCCCTGCGCGAGGCCGTCGCGATGGTGGTGAGCCGCAAGGCCCGCTTTGCCTCGAAGAGCTTGCGCCCTGTACCGCAGCCGCCGGAGCCGGTCGCGCCGCCGGAGCCGTCCGAAGCGCCGGCGCCGTCCGCGGCGCCGGAACCGGCGGTCAGCGAACTCGATCAGTTGCGCGCCAGGGCCACGGCACTCGGCATCGAGTTTGATGGCCGCTGGGGCCTGGCGCGGCTGCGATATCAGATCGGCCAGGCCGAGGGTCGCCGTTGATGCGCATCTTCGGCCTGACCGTCGAATGGCGCAAAGCGCTGTCCTCGGTGTCGGAGGGGCGCGGCGGCTGGTGGCCGCTCATCCGCGAGTCGTTTCCCGGCGCCTGGCAACGCAATGTCGTGGTCAATGCCGACGACGCCGCGGCGTTTCACGCCGACTTCGCCTGCAAGACGCTGATCGCCAGGGACATCGCCAAGCTGCGCGTGAAGCTCGTCGAAGAGGACGAGAACGAGATCTGGTCGGAGACGGACAATCCCGCGTTTTCGCCCGTGCTTCGTTCCCCGAATGATTACCAGACGCGCAATCAGTTCTATGAAGCCTGGATGCTGTCGAAACTGTCGCGCGGCAACACCTACGTGCTCAAGGTGCGCGACAACCGCAATATCGTCATCGCCATGCATGTGCTCGACCCGACGCGCGTGCAGCCGCTCGTGGCCGATGACGGCTCGGTGTTCTACCGGCTCTCCTCCGACAATGTCGTCGGGCTCGGAACGGACATCGTCGTGCCGGCGCGCGAGATCATCCACGATCGGATGAATTGCCTGTTTCATCCATTGGTCGGCGTCCCTCCGGTGTTTGCCTCGGGGCTCTCGTCCATGCTCGGCCTCAATGCCCAGCGCGCTTCGGCGCTGCTGTTTCAGAACGCCTCGACGCCCGGCGGCATCATCACGGTGCCGGGCAACATCGACGAGACCGAGCGGCAGCGGTTCAAGGAGGAGTGGGAGCAGCGGTTCTCGGGCCAGAACTATGGTCGGCCGGCAGTCCTCGAGGGCGGCATCAAATACGAAAAGATCTCGATGACCAACGTCGAGGGGCAGTTGGTCGAAAGCCTGAAATGGTCGGCCGAGGTCGTGTGCTCGGTCTACCACGTCCCGCCGTACAAGGTCGGCGTCGGCGCGCTGCCGAGCTACAACAACGTGCAGGCGCTTAACGTCGAGTATTATTCGCAGGCGCTGCAGTCGCACATCGAAGAGATCGAGGAGCTCCTCGATTACGGCCTTGGCCTCGACGGCAGCAACCTCGGTACCGAGTTCGACACCGAGACGCTGCTGCGGATGGACACCACGACACAGATCGCCGCCATCCGCGATGCGATCGGGGCCGCCGTCATGGCGCCGAACGAGGGCCGCGCCAAGATCGGTCTGAAGCCGGTCGCGGGCGGTGACCTGCCATATCTCCAGCAGCAAAATTACAGTCTCGAAGCCCTGGCGAAACGCGACGCGCAGGCCGATCCGTTTGCGCCGAAGACGCCGCCGCAGCTACCGGCGCCAGCACCGGCGCAAGATCAGCAGGCGCAGGATCAGCAGGCCGTGCGGCAGTTTAGGATCAGTCGGTTAGAGGCAAGGCGTCTGTCACGAGAGGCTGCTTAGATGCCTGATGATCTCGATCGCGTGCTCGATCTGCTTGAGCATCTGGATGAGCGAGTTGCCGCGCTCGAGGCGGGGCCGGTCGAGAAAGGCGATCCCGGCGAACGGGGTCCGCAAGGCGAGCCAGGTGCGCAAGGCCAGCGCGGACAGGACGGTGCGGCCGGCGAGCCAGGGCCGCAAGGGCCGCCTGGACCTGCGGGCGAGCCAGGGCAGCCAGGAGCGCCCGGTCCTTCCGGCGCAAAGGGCGAGCCGGGCCGTGACGGGCGCGATGCTTCCGACCTCATTCTCCTGCACGGGTACATCGTCGAGCAAGTCGCACAGAAGTTCGCGGAGGCCTTCAAGGCCCCGTTGTTCACATCGGACGACGGCGGCAGGACGCTGACGGCCACGGTTGCCGGCACGGTGAGCACGATCAAAACGGGCATTCCGCTTGACGTCGGCGTCTGGAAAGAGGGCGCATCCTATGTGCAGGGCGACGTCATTACGATGGGCGGCTCGGCGTTCATTGCGCAGCAAGACACGAGCGAGAAGCCAGGCAGGTCGGATCACTGGCGACTGGCGGTCAAGCGCGGTGCCGATGGCCGAGACGCACGCGGGGACGAAAAGCGCACGCCCGAGCCGGTCAGGTTCAAGTAAATGTACGGACCGGCCGAGCAACTGATACTGCGGGCGCGGAAAGCCCCGCCGACATATGCCGAGATCAGCGGCAAGCCGACCAAAGGCCAGTTCGCGCAGTTCGTCGATGAGAAGACGCTGAAGGGAGTCGATGCGGCCGGCGGCGGCGGCGGCGCTGGCGATTCCAGTGGCTCGGGCGAACCAGGGCCGCCCGGTCCTCCAGGCCCGCAGGGCGAACCGGGGCCGGCGGGCCCGCAGGGTGACCCCGGCCCCGCTGGAGCGGATGGCGCGCAAGGCCCGCAGGGCCCGACCGGACCGGCTGGCGTGGACGGTGCAACCGGCCCGGAGGGGCCGCAGGGCGATCCGGGAGCTCCTGGCCCGCAGGGGCCGACCGGCAGCCCCGGGCCGCAAGGTCCGCCGGGTGATGCCGGCGTTGCGACCGCCAACCCGCCGCTGACGCTGACCGACGGCACACTGTCGATTGATCTGTCAGCCTACGCTCCTCTCGCGAGCCCGGTGCTGACCGGCGATCCGAAAGCGCCGACGCCGTCAACGAGTGACAACGACACCAGCATCGCCACCACCGCGTTCGTGAAGGCGCAGGGCTATCTCGTCGACGCGCCGAGTGACGGGTACTTTTATGGACGAACGAACGCAGCGTGGACGAGTGGCGGCACGTTCAACAAGAACGTTCTGGTACAATATCCGACGTCAGGGAGTGTCGCTTTCCAGTTGCACAAAGCAGCCGGCGGATCGGAATGTAATTTTTACAGCTACACTGGAAACAATGCGCGCTGGGGGTTCAATCTCGCCAACGCCACGCCAGAGACCGGTAGTAATACGGGATCTGATTTCGAGATTGCGCGCTACAACGATGCCGGGGCGTATGTTGGCACGCCGCTGCAGATCAATCGCGCCAGCGGCACAATCTATTTAAACCCAGGAGTTGGGTCGACGCAGCTCGGCGCTGGTTCGCCGGCCGCCAATGGACTGCTTAACATTAATTTCGATGTTTCTCGATACATTGGCGCCATAACCACCAAGCCCACCCAGGATTCCTATTATGCCATGTTGTTTTACAATGCGGCAGTTGCAGGCGTCGGCAACATCACCTGTTCTGCATCGGCCACTTCTTTCAATACGAGCAGCGATGGCCGTCTAAAGACCGATCTCAAATGCTTTGACGCCGGGCCAATGATCGATGCGCTTGAGGTCTATGACTTCGCCTGGAAGAGTACCGGCAATCGGGCACACGGCGTCGTCGCACAGGAACTGATCGAGGTCTTCCCCGAGGCAGTCACTCATGCCGAAGACCTCGACTTGTGGGGCGTTGACTACAGTAAATTCGTGCCGCTGCTGTTGCAGGAAATCAAGGCGTTGCGGAAGCGCGTTGCAGGATTGGAGAGACGCAGTGGCTATGACCTATGAGGAGACGTTCAATTTGAGCAAGGACGCGGTCTTTCGTGGGCGCGTCTCGGTCGCTTGCGTTCACTTCGCGAACTACATCGTCGATGAGCCGAGCACTACGCCCGCGCACAGCACCAGGACCAGGTGGGCGCAACAGACGCTGATCGCCCCCGAGATCGCGGTGCAGAATTGCATTGCGAGCGTCGTCAACGACGATGCGGTGCAGACGGCGGGCGGCGCGCCGATCACCGACGAGGCGTTGCAAGGCGCGGTCGAAACCTCGATCAACAAGCTGCTGTAATATGCATTCGATTTTCCGCATCCTCGACGAAGCGACCAGCGGCGCGGGCCCGGACCTGATCAGCCTGGCCGATCTGAAACTGGCGCTCGGCATTACGGATAGCAGTCAGGACGCGGCGCTGCAGGCATCCATCACCTTTCAATCACGCATCATTGCAGAGTATTGCGACCGGCGGTTCGGGCGGGCCGAGGCATTGGAGACATTCACGTTCGATCAATGCGCTGCCGCACAAGGCTGGCACCGGGGCGAGACGACGCTGCAGCGACAGGCCTTGGTGCTGAAGCTCTATCCCGTCCTCGAGATCCTTTCGGTCGACGGCGCGCAGGGCGACTACGAGTTCGATCCGACCAGCGGGCGGTTATGGGGCGGGCCGTGGTCGGGGACCATCTCGGTCACCTATTCCGGCGGCTACGATCTGCCCGAGGAGGCGCCGGCAAGGCTCTCTCGCGCGACGATCGACGCGGTCAATGCCACACGGGCATCGGGCACGCGGGATCGCAGCATTCAGGAAGTGCAGCACGGCGACACCCGCGTCAGTTACTTCTCGCCGTCGTTGTCCTCGGGATCGTCGGGCTATCTGTCCGCGGCCGTGATGGATCTGATCCGGCCCTACCGGCGGATGTCGGTCGCATGACGACGTTCTGGACAGTGCCGTGTCAGTGGCCGGGCGAGACGGTGTTCATCATCGCCGGCGGGCCGTCGGTGCGCTCGGTCGACCTCGAACAACTGCGCTCCCGCAAGGTCATCGTCATCAATTCGAGCGTCTACGCTGCGCCGTGGGCCGATTTTCTCTACTTCGGCGATTGGCGCTGGTGGAACGAGCCGGAGAACGCCGCCGCGGTTGCAGCCTTCGCCGGTCGCGTCGTCACGGTCTCGCAGATCGTCGAGAACAAGAACGTGCTGGTCTGCCGCAAGGGCAAGCCGCCGGGATTGGCGACGGCGCGCGATACCCTCGTGCAGAAGTGGACGTCCCTAACCGCGGCGACGAACCTTGCCGCGCATCTGGTCGGGCCGGGCGGAGCCATCGTCTGGCTCGGCGCCGACGGCCGGGCCGCAGCAGACGGCACGGTGTGGCACCACAAGCCGCATCGCTGGGGGCCGAAGCCGCAACGATATGAACTCCACCGCATCGACATCGCCGCCATGGCCGAGCCGTTGCGGCGCATGGGCGTTTCGCTGCTCAACGCAAGCCCGGGCAGTGCCTATGGCGACCTATGGCCGGTCGTGAGCTTGCAGGATGTTCTGGATGCGCGGGCTGCCGCTTGAGATGGCCGCTTCTGATCCGCGGGATGTGGGGGCTCGGCGACAACATCTATTCGCGCCCGTTCGTGCGCGCGGCGGCGGCCAGGTACGACGTCTGGCTGGAGACGCCATGGCCGGAGCTCTACGAGGATCTCGGCATTCGGTTTGTTTGCGGATCGCGGCGGTTGCGGACGCAGCAAAAGAACATCGCGCGGCAGCCGGCGAGCCGCTGGTCGAACCCGCCGACAATACGGCGCGAATTCACGGTATCCTACGGCGGCGATCTGGGGCGGATGTCGATTATCCAGGCGCTCGAGCGGCGCTATCAGCTTGTGGGAGTAGAGTTCGATCCGAGCCTGTTCGATCTGCCGGAGACCGGCAGTTGCGACATCGCCAGCGGCCCGATTGCCGTCATTCGGCCGGTGACGGTGCGCTCGGAGTGGCGCAACGAGGCGCGCAATCCGCGGCCGGAATACGTGGCAGCGATCGCGGCGGCGCTGATGGCGACGCACACCGTGATCTGCATTGCGGACCTCGCCCCGGAGCAGGAATGGCTCGTCGGGGATCTGCCGCCGGCGCACTTCCATCTCATCCGCGGCGAACTTTCCATCCGCGAGCTCGTCGCGCTCCTGCGCGCGGCCGATGTGATCGTCGGCGGGGTCGGCTGGATCGTGCCGGCAGGGCTGGCGCTCCGAACTAAAACATTCGTCGTGCTGGGCGGGCACGGCGGCCACAACGCGCCGGAAAAAATCACCGATCCGCGGCTTGATCTGAGCCGGATCAGTTTCGCGATGCCTGAGAAGTTCTGTCGATGCACGAATATGATGCACAACTGCGACAAGGCCATTGCGGACGTCGTGGGCCAGTTCGAACGCTGGTCGACGAGCTTGCAGCAGGCCGCCTGACCTGGTGGCCGCAGCTCGGCATCGGCTACTACCCGGTCGAGGATGCGCTTGCGCCCTACGGCCAAGCTTACTTCGACAAATATGCGGGGTATGCCTTGACGCCGCTTGGCCAGGCGCTCACGCGGGCGCGGTGCGACTTCGTCGAGCGTCACTTCCGCGGCACGCTGATCGATATCGGCGTCGGCTGCGGCGCGTTCATCGAGCTGCGCAAGCGGTTGCAGCGCACGACTTACGGCTATGACGTCAACCCAGTGGCGGTCAAATCGCTCAAGGATGCGATGCTCTGGGTCGATCCCTTTGCCGTGCCATTCCAGGCCATGACGATGTGGGACGTGCTCGAGCACATCGCCGACTTCCGGTCGCTGCTCGCCAATTGCCGCGAGTGGCTGTTCCTGTCGCTGCCGATCTTTCGCGATGCCGAGCATGTGCTCGAATCGAAGCACTACAGGCCGACAGAACATTGTTGGTATTTTTCACGTGAGGGGCTCGTGTTCGCGCTCTCGGCTTGCGGCTTTTCGCTGATCTCTGAAAGCAACATCGAGACCGAACTCGGCCGCGAAGATATCGGCACGTTCGCCTTCAGAAGGGACGGCGAATGACCGACTACGGCGCCGTGCTGTTCGATCCGGTTTATGCGGAGCTCGGCGTGCCGGCGGTTATGGGCACCACCGAGATCACGGTGATCGACAACACCCGCGCCAAGCCGCTGGCGATCGTCACCTCCACCGGTGCCGCCGAGGTGCGCAGCATGGGGCCGAGCGCGTTCGCGCGGGTCTATGAGCTCTTCGCCAAGGGGATCACGCGCGACGTCTGGCTCGGCGCGACGCTCGCCTTCAATGGCAAGACCTGGGCGGTGCGATCGTATGAACTGCGCGGCAGTCCAAACGGCGAGGATGCGGGCGAGGTGCTGTTCCTGCTGAAGGAAGCCGCGGCGTCATGACCGATCGGCGCGAGGAAATTCTCGAGCGGCTGGTCGCACTCGTCGCGGCGATCCCAAACATTCGCTGGGCGCAGCGTAACAATCCGGACATCCCGGACGATCAACTGCCGGCGGCGAGCGTCTTCGATGGCGACGAGGAGAGCAACGGCGACGTCGACATCGGCTCGTCGCGGCCACCTAACCGGCCCTACGTCGTCCGGATGACGCCGGAGATCATCATCGCCGAGCAGTCCAACGAGGTCGGTTCGGATCTGGCGACGCTGCGGGTCGAACTGATCAAGCGAGTTCTCAACGATGCCGCGCTTCTGGCAACCGTCGGGACCAACGGCAACATCCGTTACCTCGGCTGCAGGACGGATCGAGGCTGGGGTCGCTCGCTGCAAGGCGCGCTGCAGGCGCAATTCACCTTCAAGTACCCACTGAAAATAGAGGAGCTCTAAAAAATGCCCGCCTCTCCGAGCATCCAGAACTACCACATCGGCAAAGGCATCGTGTCGTTCAAGGAAGACGGCGCGGCCGACTTCGTCGATCTCGGCAACGCACCGGCGTTCGTGTGGTCGCCGTCCGTCGAGAAGAAGGAACACTTCTCCTCGCGCGAAGGCGTCAAGGTGAAGGACTTCACTGCCATCACGCAAACCGGCGCCACCATCAAGCTGACACTCGATGAGATCAACGGGCCGAACCTGGCCATCTTCACGCTCGGTGAGACGGGCACGGATACCGACGGCAACGTCACGGTGGCGGCGTTCAAGAAAACCGAGGTGGCCGGGATCATCAAAGTCGAAGGCACCAACGACATCGGCCAGCACGTCGACTACACCGGCCGGATCTCGGTCATTCCGACCGGAGATTTTAGCTTCATCACCGATTCCGATGAATTCTCGAAGCTCGAGATCGAAGCCGAGGTGCAGAAGGCCGACGACGGCACCTTCGGCATCTTCACCGTTCACGAAACGGCGACGGCATAGGTGGTCCCATGGCTGACTTGTTGGATATCGCGCCGGCTACGTCGGTCGAATCTGTGTGGATCGACGGGAACAGGATTACCGTGCGCGGGCTCTCGGTCGATGCGATCGCGTCCATCATCGCGCGCTTCCCGGAGTTGCGATCGCTGCTCGGCGGCGGCTTCGGCGACAGCATCGTGCCGCGCCTGATCGAGGGCTGCGCTGCGGCAGTCGGGCCGATCATCGCTGCCGGTTGCGGACACCTGGCCGATGAGACTTACGAGGCACACGCGGCGCGACTATTGCCAGAGCAGCAATTGAAATTCCTCAAAGTCATTTTCGGGCTGACATTCCCAAACGGGATCGGCTCCTTCGTCGAGGCACTGACCGGCCTCCTCGGTGGAACGGGCGAAGGGGCAAAGCCGATCAAGATCCGCTCGCGAACCTCGCCCTCGCCGTCGTCGCGCTCGGACGGCGCACCGGGTTCTCGCCCGACGCTGCAATGAGGCTCACGCCGCGGCAGCTCGACGCCTATCTCGAATTAGCCGAGCAATTGGATCGGGCCGACCGGGCCAGCGATCTCGTGGTCGCCAACGTCGCCGCGCAGGGCGACGAGACCGCGGTCGAGAAGGCGCTCAAGGAGTTGAGCGGCTGATTATTTGCGCCTGTTCAGCCTCTTCAATTCATCTATCACAATTGTCTGCTGCATCGGCTTAACAAACGCTCCACTCCAGAAAAGCCAGATGAAAAACAGCCACACCACCCCCCACGGGGATAGCCAATTGATATGGAATAAGTCCCCAATGAAGCTTGCGGTAAAATAGGTGAACAGAGCCCCGAGGGCGAAGGCGATTAGGGGAAGGACGGTGGCTGCACGCATGGCAAGTGACTACCTCGGCCGCAGCCTTCTGGCCATGAAATTTCGCGCCAACATTTGCTTAATCGTGCCAATCTGACATGCAGATCGTCTTTTCGAGCGAGAAATCCGTCGACTGGGGTGCGGTCGAGCGGCAGATCGAGGCCGCCGAACTCGGCGCCGTCCAGGATGCGGCGAAGCTGGCGATTGCCGAGGGCCGGGCGAATATCGCGGCGGCCGGCTTTCCAGCACGCTGGCAGGCGGCGCTGAAATCGCGGGTGTTCCCGAACAAGGGCGGCGACCCGGCGGCGTTGATCTTCGACACGATGCCCTTTGCCGGCGTGTTCGAGCGCGGGGCCCATATCGGCGGGCAGCCGCTGCTCTGGTTGCCAATCGGAAACAAGGCCGGCGTCCGTTCGCCGCGGCAGTACGGCGGCAAGCTCGTGAGCGTGAACGTGCGCGGCAAGCCGCCGCTGCTGTTTGATGCCAGCAACCGGGAGCTCGGTCCGCTGTTCGTCGGCGTCCGTGCGGTGACCATCCGAAAGCGGTTCAACCTGCTGAGTATCTTCGCCAAGGCTGCCGGCAAAGTGGCTGAATTCTTCGAGCAGCGGATGAAGAGCTAATGGCGACCATCAGCACGCGCATCACGCTCACCGGCGGCGACGAGGTTAAGAAGCAACTCGAAGCGCTCGGCGACGCCGGCCAGAAGTCTTTTAAGCAGATCCAGGATGCGGCCAAGCAGACCCAGGTCGATCCGCAGAAATATGCGCAGGCCAAGCAGGCTCTCGATGGTCTCGTCACTACCGGCACGCAGCTCGCCAACCAATTCCTCGCGCTGGCGCGGGCGGCCTCCGCATTCGGGCAGCAAGGGACCCAGGCAACCACTGCGGTGGCAACCGGTCTCAATCAGGTCGGCCAGGCCGCGCAGAACGTCGGGTCGCAGATGGCGCAGGCCGGGCAGCAGGTGGCCGCCGCTTCTACCGGCGTCACCAGCAGGCTCATTTCGAGCGCGACCGCATTCAAGCTCGCCGTCGTCGGCCTCGTCGGCGCCGTGGCGGCCATTACCGGAGCGCTGACCAAGGGCGCGGCTGATACCGGCTCGCAGATCGCCGAGCAGGCGGACAAGCTCAAGATCACGGTCGAGCAGTGGGTCCAACTGCGCAAGGTCATCACCGACGCCGGCCTGTCGTTCGATGATTTTCAGAAAGGCGCGGGCAAGACCATCAGCGTCCTTGATGACGTGCAGAAAGAACTCGACAGCGTTTTCAAGACTTTCAAAACGGCAGACGGCGCGACTGCCACCGTCATCACCATGAGCAAGCTCGGGACGGAGACGACCAAAACGGTGAGCGAATTGCTCAAGCTCGGCGTCAGCATCAATACGCTGCGCGGGGGGGACAAGCTCGCCATCATGCAGGAGATCGCGACCGCGATCAGCAAGATTCCCGATACCACGAGGCAGGCCGCGCTCGGCGTCAAATTCTTCGGCGACAGTTGGCAAGACATGGTCAAGGTGCTCACCGCCTCGACCAAGCCGATTGACCTCACGGGAAAATCGATCGCGGAGATCGGCAAGATCAACCGCGACATGACGCCCGAGCAGATCGAGACGGCGAAGAAGGTCAAGGATGCGTGGACGGACCTGGGCAACGCAATCCGCGCCACCAGGGATCAGATCGGCGGCGTATTTCTTAGCGGCCAACTGACTAAGACAGAATGGCTGACGCAACTGGTCGACGGCTCGCGCGAGCTGCTCAAGACCTGGCTCGGGCTCTCGACTGCGGGCAAGGAAGGATTTTTTAAGGATCTCGGCGAATCGCCGGCGGAAACCACGTTCAAGATCCTCGCTGCGCTCGGTAACCAATTGAGCAGCATCTGGAACGATGTCCTGGTCCCGGCCGGGCAGAGCTTGATGGCGACGATCAAGGAATTCGCCTCCGGTCTCGGGGACGTCACATCGGAGCAGGCGATCGCCTTCTTCATCGCGCTCGCGGCGGCCGTCACCGCACTGGCGGTTGCGTTCAAGGGCATCGCTTTTGTGCTGTCGCCGATCACCGCGCTGATATCGCTGTTTGCCGGCTTCGGCCCGATCCTGATCCCGCTGGTCGCGCTGGTGGTGCTGTTCTGGGATCAGATCAAGGACGGCATCAACGCCGTGCTCGCGTTGATCCCTAACGCGATCAACGGGTTTCGGCAGGCTGGCGAGGCTTTGGTGCGTGGTGACTGGGGCAGTGCCTGGGAGCTGTTCAAGGCCTCCGCGATTGTTGCCATCGCGACGATCCGGCAGGCCATTGTGCAGTCGCCGATATTCCAGCCTATCATCAAGGGGCTCGAAACAATCGGGGCGCAAATCCCGGGAACGATCCAGCTTATCATTAGCGGACTGGTACTGCTCGGTCAGGCTGCGCAAGGCGTCGCTACCGCTATCAACAAAGTATTTGGGACGGGATTGACCGGCACCGATATCGCGGCACTTGTCATCATCGGGCAATTGACCGGTGGATTGCATACGTTCGCGGCGGCGGCCGTGATTGCCGGCGTGGCGTTCACGGGTATCGCCACCGCAATCGGGCTGGTCGGCACGGCGATTGCGACTGTCGGCGCTGCGTTTGGCTTGTCCGCGGCGACCATTGCCGGCCTCATTTCCGGACTTGTAGCCGTCGCCGCCGCCCTGGCTGCGATCATCATCTACTGGCCGCAGATCACGCAGGCTGCGTCCGCTGCCTGGGAGGCGATTAAGTCCGGGGCCGATGCGGTTAAGCAATTCATCACGGATTGGGTCACGACGCCGGTCGCTAACGCCTGGCAGTGGATTGTCGACAGTTTCAACGCCGCTATCGAGGGCGTCAAAAGTGCGGCCAGCGCTGCCATGCAGGCGATCACCGAGTGGGTCACGACGCCGGTCGCTAACGCCTGGCAGTGGATTGTCGACAAATGGAACGCGATGCTGCGAGCGCTGGGCCTTGGCGGTGGCGGTTCGACGAGCCCCGACGGCGGCGGCGGCTCCGGCTTTGCCGGCGGCGGTCTCCTCGGCGGGCGCGGCACCGGCACGAGCGACAGCAATCTCGCCTGGGTCTCGCGGGGCGAATACATCGTGCCGGCATCCGCTGTGGCACAGCCGGGCGTGCTCGCCCTCCTCGAGGCTCTCCGGCACACCGGCGGCAACTTGCGCGGCCTGCTCAATGATATGGGCCGGTTTGCGGTCGGCGGCCTGGTCACGCCCGCATTCGCCGGCGGCGGGATGGCTGGCCGAGACCTCGGGACATTGACGCTGGGACTGCCGGGCGGCTCGTCCGTGACCGTGCGCGCGTCGTCCGACGTGGTCGACCAATTGCGCCGGGCCGCGGCCATGGGCCAGGTCCGCAGTGGCGGCCGCAAGCCGAGCCGGTATTCCTAAAAAAATGGCACATCCGCCCTATACGCTATTGTCGATCGATGGCATCGACTTCTCGCAGTACGCCGTGCGCGGCATCACCATGACGCTGACGCCGATCCAGCAGGCCGCCAGCCTGCGGCGCGATTGTCGCGGCGACCTGGCCGATCTCTCGCTAGCGCAGTTCCGGCAATACGCGGTGTCGATCACTTGCACCGATCACGAGGTCCCGGAATTGACCGACGTGTGGCCGGGCAAGGACATCACGATCGCCTGCATTCCCGGGCTGGGCTCGAGCAACACGACCGGCGACGTGCTGACCATCCTCGCCAAGGTGACGGCCTGGGACACGTCGCGCGACGAATGGGCCGCGGAAATACAGTGGAAGCTCGAGGCCGAGCAGAGGACGCCCTGACATGCCGGCAGGCATGCCCTATTTCGCGTGGATCGATCCGGGCGAGGTGACGTTCGGGCCCGAGCACTTGCGCTGGGACGAGCAAGTTTTCAGCTTCGAATTGAAACAGGACGAGGGTGATCCGGCGAGCCTCACCGTCGTCGTTCGCCGGCCGCGCAACGTGGCGGGGGATCCGATCGGCCTGCTCGGCCCCGGCCGCAAGATCTGGTGCTGGTTTGCGTTAGACTGCGGGCCGGATCTGATCCGCTTTCGCGGCCGGCTGGTCGGCGTGCCGACGAGCCTGTTCGAGGAATTGGTGACGCTCGAATTCGTGGCGCGCCCGATCGATCTGGTGGCGCAGAAGGCGGCGCTCGCCGAGACCCTGCGCGTGCTGCCCTATTACGACGAGGTCGTGATCGACGAGGCGCGCCGTACCGATCCCGAGGTCGTGCTCGAGGGCTATAGCGCGATCTGGCAT